TGGAGAAGTTGGTTAATGCCAATTTGTGTCACATGACTATTCAGGTCAAGACTCCGGAGAGAGTTCGTACTTTCGAGTGCGATGCTTTCTTTCCGAAGTCTAATGTCGCTATTGTTCCTCAGCATATGTGGAAAGCTGATGATATCAAGGCAACATTCGTACGCCATGATCCAAGTAAAATTGGAGGCAATTTCGAGTGTTTCTTGTATCGCAAGAATAGTGTCGACATTCCCAATTCTGATTTGTCCGTGGTTTGGGTCCCCAATGGTGGGGATTGGAAAGATTTGACAGCATATTTTCCACTTGCACGTTTTGCTAATGTGCCTGCTCGTCTCACTTACAAAAAGAGTGATGGAACCTGCGTTGGTTCAAAGCTTTTTATGGAAGTTGACGATGTAATGACACATGCAGCAAACTTCTTTGGTGCAAAATACAACCTCAAATTTGAAACATTTGAAGGTTTGTGTATTGCACCTTTGATCACGGAAACCAAAGGACCTCTGATTGGAGGATTCCACTTAGGTGGAAAGAATGGTGAAACCCGTGGATGCAGTGGATTGTTGTTGAAGAGTGAGTTTGACTCGGCATTTGAACGTTTGCGTACTCTTCCAGGAGTTGTACTTTCAAAGAGTTCAGGAGAAATTCCTAAGGAACTTTATGATGTGCAATTCTATGAGAATGCAGATGTTCATCCGAAAAGCCCTATCAATTATTTGCCTGAAGGTACTAATTGCAAGTACTATGGGCAAGTCAAAGGACGGGCGTCTTACTACTCTGACGTGGAGGAAACTGTCATTTCTTCACACGTGGAGGACGTGTGTGGTGTGCCCCAGAAGTGGGGTGGTCCAAAATTTCGTAAGGGATGGCCTTGGCAGGCATCTCTTCAATATTCGACGAAACCTTCTTGTGGTATCGAAGGATCCTTGCTTGAAAAAGCGTGTAAGGATTACATTCGACCAATTTTGAAGGCACTTGGTGAACTGACCGGACTTAAAAATCAGGTCAGACCTTTGAATCGCATGGAGACAGTCTGTGGAATCGATGGCGTTCGATTCATAGACAAAATGCCTCCAGGTACTTCAATTGGATATCCTCTTTCAGGTCCGAAGTCAAATTTCATTGAACTTCTTGAACCTGAAGAGCATCCTTCTCATCAATGTCCAGCCGAATTAGACGAAAGATTTTGGACACATCCGGAAGAAATGGAAAAGCTTTATCTGAAGGGAGAAAGAGCTTATCCTATCTTCAAGGCTTGTTTGAAGGACGAGCCAACAAAATTGACCAAGGACAAGGTCAGGGTATTCCAAGGAGCGCCTGTTGCACTACAACTGTTGGTGCGCAAGTACTTCTTGCCTATTGCCCGAGCATTGTCCATGATGCCTCTTACATCTGAGTGTGCTGTTGGTGTGAATGCCCAAGGTCCTGAATGGGATCAATTGGCAAAGCATATCAAACAACATGGTGAGGACCGAATTCTTGCTGGTGATTATAGCAAGTACGATCTTCGTATGCCCGCTCAGGTGATGTTTTCTGCATTTCGTGTCATGATGGATATTGGCAAGTTCTGTGGCTACTCTGACCAAGATTTGATTATCATGGAAGGAATTGCTACGGATATTTGCTATCCTTTGATGGCTTATAATGGTGACTTGATACAGCATTTTGGTTCTAATCCTTCGGGACAGAACCTGACTGTTTATGTCAATTCTATTGTAAATGCTCTGTTATTTCGATGTGCATATTTTGAAATTTGTAAGGATCGTAAGAACCTTCCTCCTTTTCAAGATGTGTGCGCATTGATTACATACGGAGATGATGCAAAGAGCTCTGTACATAAGGACTTCGATGAATTTAACCACATTTCAGTGGCAAAGTTCCTCGAAGAACATGACATGAAGTTCACCATGCCGGACAAAGAATCCGAGCCGACACCGTACATGAAAGATACGGATGCAGATTTGCTCAAGAGAAAGAACGTCTATTGTGAAGACACTGGTTTGATCATGGGTGCACTCGATGAAGATTCGATCTTCAAGAGTTTGCATGCCACATTGAAATCCAAGGCACTAACAAAAGAGCAACAATCAATGCAAAACATTGATGGAGCTCTTCGTGAGTGGTTTTCACATGGACGTGATGTCTATGAGCAATGCCGCCAACAAATGATTGAGGTAGCTAAGCGAGCTGACATCATTCATGGTTGCACTGTTGTACACGAAAGTTATGACGACAGACTTGCAGCCTGGAAAGAACG